CTAATGAATGGTTCAATGAAGAAGATATTATCAGTATGTATCCTAAAGATAGTGTTCAATTATATCAAGGTAACTTGTTAGATGTTGAATTTAAAATCAATCAGTACCTAGTTGAAAACAATAACAAATCTATTAAACAAATTACTGCTACTGGAAGTGGTAATGATAGATTAGTTGTGGTGGTGTATACCAATTCTTAAGTCTAGTGGTAGACCTAAAGGCTCTAAGGATAAACTACCTAGAGTCCGTGGTATAAGCAAGGTAGATAAGTCTCCTGAAGCATATAAGGCTATGAAGAAATACATAGACTTAGAAAAGGAATACAACAAAATCAAAATGCTTAAGAAGGAGTATAGGAATGGTACATCTCAGCAAAGATTTTATACAAAGAGGTTAAGACAGATAAGACAAAGACAAGCTGATTTGTATGAAATAATAGCTGAGAACCATCTTGCTTATAAACTAGCTGAGAAGCTTAATATTGGTATTACACAGCCCTATAGAAGGTATCTAAGGGCTAAAGGAGAGGGTACTAAATGGAAGCACAAGAACAAGTAATATTGGCTCTTGATGTGTCAACTACAAGTACAGGTTATGCTCTCTATGTTGGTGATAAACTTACTAAGTATGGTTATGTTAAACCTACTGGTAAGGATTGGTTAGTCAGAGTAAGGAAGATGGCTGACAAAGTAACTGAACTAGATGAAGAGTATAGTATTGGTACTGTAGTTATTGAAGATACTTTCTTCTTAAAGAACATTAAGACAGTCAAAAAACTGTGTCTAGCACAAGGTATATTGCTAGGTCAATTGCATAAAGCTAACCTTATTCAAGTATTCCCTAACACCTGGAAGAAACACTTTGGACTAGGTAAAGGGAAAGCTACACGAAGTGAACAAAAGCAAACATCAATTTCTGTAGCTGAGACTATGTTCCTAATTGAATATGGTATTAATGATGATGAAGCTGATGCTATCCTTATGGGTAGATATGTATTGGAAACAATGAAAGGGGGTGAATGATGGACTTAAAGGACCTATTCTATTTCATTAGTGCTGTCATTGGTATTCTATGGATTGCCATTGTTACACTATCTTATGTGCTTGGTTTAATTGCTAAAGCTACAGAAAAAAGACTTGAACGTATCAAGTCACTAGAAGAAAACTAGAATAAATTACACTATAGTTTATTTAGTGCTTGAACAACAATAATTAAACTAAAATACAATGTAAAATTTAACGCAAAATATTTAACAACAACAAACTCTTTTCAAACTCTAGAAAATACTAGAAAATTTCACTGGCTATAGATTTATTTCTATAGCCTTTTATTGTGCCCTAATTTGCTCTGTAATCAATTCTACTAACTTCCTAGGGTAAATATACTAGGGTATAATAAAAGACCCTTAGAACGTCTTCTAAGAGCCTTATATAGCCACTAAGTCATTGTAACCCAGTTGACCTAGTTGGGGAGGTGATTTACTCCTTTAAATTTTATAGTGGTGTGGCTATAAGCCTATTATACCACTATTTCCAGAATCTGTAAGCAGTCCAACTGTTAATACTGAACTCTCCTAGGAAGTCTAGTGATTTAAAGTCAGTTGATTCTTCAGGTAATTGATTACCAAACTCATCAAAGTTATAGACTTTAGCACCATCATTAGCATAAGAGAAGGAGTTATAGTCTGTAATAACTGCTACTTCTTTCTTAGGTTGCCATAGTCTAGTTACAGTACCATCACTATTCTTAGTCTCACTGACAAAGTTATAGACTCTGTAGTTGTCATAAGGAGTAAGGAAAGCACCACTTGTAGAACGGTTAATTACTCTACCATCATTACTGTTAGTGTTATAACCATATCTTTGGTATCTAGTATCAGGGTTATAGTTACTTGCATGAGCTACAGAAGCTACACCAAGGGCAAGTAAAACAGTTAGAGTAGCAAGTAGTTTCTTCATCATTACCCCTCGTTTGATACTTCCAAGTTACCCTTAATAGTAACTTTACCAAGAGCATCTTGTACTGAAGTAGATTTAATCTTTTCAATAGCTTCTACCACTTTAGCGTTAGCATCTGCAATAGCTTGCTTAATCTCTTGTGCATCTCTTGATTGACTATCAATGAATCTACCAAAGTCAGCATCAGGAAGGTTAAGATGTTTAGCTCCTGCATTCTGTAGTTGGAATACAGTTTCCATATCACCAATACCAAACACTCTACCGTTAACTACAGCTACATAACCACTATCACCAGTTTGATTTCTTACAACAAAGTTCATGTTTTCATCCTCTTCTTCTACGCTAGATGATGTTACTTCATCATCAATCAATACAATATTCTTATCTAGTCCACCTGCAATACCAGTAGAAGTAAACTGCCACCATCTTATATTGTCCATACTAGGGAATACACCCCAATAAGGAGTAGGAGTTACTTCATAGTTAGGGTATGCTGCAATCCATAGACTGTTAGGATACTTAGCTGTTACTTGGTCAATATAGACATTTGCTAGTGTATAAGGCTTGTAGCTATAGTAAATAGGTTCAAAGCCTGCTTGTTTACACTTATCCATAAAGGCAATTACAGCATCAGTGTTAGCTTGTACGTTACCACTAGCACTATCCTCATAGTCACATACTAGGTATCTAGGTTTACTTGGTAGATTACTAATAAAGAAGTCAGCTTCGGCTTGTGCTAAGCCCACATCTCCACCGAATCTAGCAAAGTGATAATACCCTACACAGTTACTTGTATTAGTTTGTTGTGTAGCTACAGGAGACAACCATCCAGTACCTTCAGTGACCTTAATAATAGTATTTCTAGTACCACTAGCATTACAGATGTCTGTTAGGTCTCCTGGTTGGTAAGCTGATACATCAATGAAATAGTCATCTTTCTTCATACCACTAGCTACAGAAGATGGTTCTGAGTTGTTAGTAACTACTGCAGTGTTATTAGGTTGCTTAGGTCTAAAAGCAGTAGCAAATGTAGCTGAGTAAGGTAGAGCTACAATGTTAGAAGCAGAACCACCATTAGGGTTAGTTTTATCACTACCTTGGTTTTGACCTAAGAAGTAACCATATCCATTACCTGCATCACTATCAAAGATAGCTACATGTGAATAAGGTGTTGAAGGTGTAACATCAAAGATAGCTACATCTCCTGGTTGCATTACTTCTACTTCATCAAAGTAGTTAAGGATACCATTGCTATGTCTTTGAGTCCACAGGTCTTGTGCATATCCACTGTCAGTACAGTTAGCATAAGGTACACCTAAGTAATTACAATACTCAGCATATAAATCATAGCACTGCCAACCCCACCAACCATCAATGTCATAACCATTACCTAGGTGAGTATTTTTAAAGTCTTGATAACTCATTATTCAATTCCTTTATTATAACTTGTGCTTGATAGACCTACCAAAGCACCAATGAAAGTACCTAAAGCAGTCAATACAGTAACAATAACACCTGTAGTTTCAGGGTATCCTACTGCAATACCTACAGTACCTACAAAGGTAGCTAAAGCAGGAATAAAAGTAATTGCTACAAACTTAAGTACATCATAAGTTTTATTACTAAAAATAATTGTATCTTTCCTCTCTAATTTCTAGTTTGTCATACTTACTATAGAGCATTTTAATTTCACCATTACCACCATTATTCTGATAAATAGTATACATCTTAGCCATCTCTGTAGCTTCATCTACAAAGGTGTAACCACGCTCTAAAGCTTTGACCAGTGCATTATATAAGCCAATCCTAAAGTGGCTCTTAGTGAAGCTCTCAGTAGCCTCTATACGCTTTTGTTGAGCTTCATTGTCAATAACTAAGTCTCTGACATCATTAGTAAGTTTAGTAAGATTTTCATTTAATTGATTCTGATGAGCAATTATCTGTACTCTTTCTTCCCTACTTTCTTTGATGCTCTTCTTAATTGTCATGTAAATACCTACACATGTAGATAGTGTTGATACTGCTCCCCCTACAGTAGTCATTAAAATATCAACTGATATGTTCAATTCTACTTACCTTCTTCTTTGGGTTTAGCGTCCTCTTCTTGTTTCTTCTTCTCTTCTTCTTCCTTTTTCTTACGCTCAGCAATCTTTTCATCTGACCAATCACAAGCACCACATAGTACGTTACAAGGGTCTGTAGGCAATCCAATATTAGGGTTGTGGTTAATATACTGAGCTGTAATACTACTTCTAGTAGGAGCATATACCCACTCATCAAGAGTAGATAACATCTTAATAACATCAGATGAACCACCTTCAGGTTTAAGGTCAAATTCCTTATTGTATTCAAGTGTTCTATTGATGTCTTGTTCCCAAGACTGG